ATCGGAACTCCGTGCGGACTCCGTGTAGTGCCCACTACTTGCGACAAAGGGGATTATGATGGCTTGGAAGCCTTGGTATGAGCGTGCTGCTGAATTGCAGAACGCTGCAGAAGTTGAAGAGTTTATGAAGGGCGTGTTTGGTCAACGTCCAAAACTTACGCAACCAATTGTTGCTGGTCTTGTCGCAGGTTATGCAAGTGGTAAAGCCGCTGAAAAACTTGTGAAAAAGGCCAAAAAGAAGTGACCTTATCTAAATTTAATAATGCAGTTAAAGCCGCTAGTCATGAGACTACAAGGCTTATGTCTGCACGTCTTCGTTCGGAAGCACAGGCCAGTGGTTGGCCTTCTCGTGTATCACGTACATTGCACGTCAAGCACGGCAATGATGGCTTTGAAGCGCATGTCTCAAACAAACACTATGAGACCGCGATGAACCTAGAGTATGGCACCCCAAGTACACAGCCTACTGCTGCTGTTCGTCGCTTTAAAAACAGACAAGACGAATCAGAGCATTTTTTTCTTGGTCGATTAGAGAAACACTTTGGTGACCTATGAGTTTTCTATTAGCCGAAGACGAAGCAGTCCGTAATCTATTGCTTGGTATGACTGTTACAGACCAAAAATCTGTTACAGAAGAAGGCTCTACAAGAAACGTAGGTGTATGGTTTGGGCAACCTGACCAAGAACTTACAGAGCAAAAGTACCCTTACATCACCATCGACATGGTAGACATCGCAGAAGACTTCTCACGTGCAATGCGTGGAAAAGTAAAACCAACTTACTACGCTGACCCATCAGTTATGGTGCAAGGTGCACAAGGAGTTCAACAAGTTAACTACGATGATGACGTTCACAACTGGGACATGGATTTTCCAATACCTGTCAATATTGACTATCAGTTAACTACCTATTCTCGTCAACCACGTCATGACCGTCAACTTTTGGCTCAACTGCTCTACACAAAAATTCCACTTCGATTCGCAATCCTAAACACAGGCGCTAATACCGCTTTGGGAACGACTCGTCGTTTGGATGTCCTAGACATTGCAAAGCGTGATGTTTCGGAAAATGGCAAACGTTTGTTTGTCAATGCAATAACTGTGCGTGTCTCATCCGAGATTGCGCAGTCCACCTTCAATAAACTATATAAGGCGCTCGAACTCAATATTACTGGTGTGTCGGATACAGAGAGTAACCAAAACTCTCGTGGTCCATTCACCATGATTGACCCGATTACTATAACTGCACCATAAGGAACCCCTTCACTTTAGTTAGGAGAAATCATGGCTTATAGCCGTCCAGGCGTTTACATCAGTGAACGTCTTCTACCATCAGCAATCCCTGCTGGCGTTAGCGCCGATGCTGCTGGTGCCGTTGTTGCTACATTTGCACAAGGTCCAGAAGCAACAACGCTTGTTACTTCATGGTATGAATTTACCAAATATTTTGGTGGATACAATGCCTCATATCCAGCGACATTCCAAGTTGGCTCATTCTTCGCCAATGGAGGTCGTGAACTTTACGTAAAACGATTACTAGCAGCAGATGCTGTAAAGGCTGACGTCAATCTAGTTGATAGCGGAAGTGCTGCTCAAGTAGAAGTTTTAGCAAAGAATGCGGGAACTGATGGAAACAACCTTCGTGTTGTTCTTGAAGCAGGACAAGTGTCTGGAACATACACCCTGACCCTATACAAAGAGTCTGGAGCATCAGGAATTTCTGATGACATTCTATTAGAACGTTATGAAAACATCGTTTTTGATGACGATACTTCAAGCGATTATGCTGAAACCGTTATCAACGTAGTTTCGCCAAACATCACTGTGACAGTAGACGGAGGATACGCAGGACAGACCATCACTTCTGCAACCTACCCACTAACTGGGGGAAGTAATGGAACTACTCCAACTTCTGCAGACTACTTAACTTACAAGGGAGGAACTTCTTCAGTTTTTGAACGATTCTCAACTTTAGAGCGTCCACTTGTAATCTTTTTGCCAGATGCTAACGTGTTGGCTTCAGGTACTGCTTCAGTCTACGATGCAGCATCTTCTTGGTCTGAAGAACACAACGGCTTTGTAGTTGTTGACACAGATGCAGACCTAACTGTTCTTCAAGCAATTTCATTTGCTGCCAGCCTAACAGATACTAGTAATGCTGCTGTCTACTACCCACACTTCTACACCTCTGACCCACTAGGTCGTGGTTCAGGTGCATTGCGTAGAATTGGTCCAGCAGGTGCAGTAGTTGGGCTTTACCTTACAACTGATGCAACACGTGGCGTATTTAAGGCTCCAGCAGGTATTGGAACTCAGGTTCTAGGTGCTGTAGCAATGGACCGCACATTTTCTTCAACTGAACTTGACTCTATGAACGCATCTACTTCTCCAATTAATCCGATTCGTCAGATTCCTGGTGCAGGACTTTCAGTAATGGGAGCACGTACCCTCAAGCAAGATGGAACAGCAAACAAGTATGTAAACATGCGTCGTTCGCTAATCTACATCCGAAAGAACCTAAAGAATCTCACAGAGTTTGCAATCTTTGAAAACAATGATGAGCGTCTCTGGGCACAGGTTCGTACATCGCTAACAGCATTCCTCTCTGAGTATCGTAACCAGGGTGGACTTCGTGGAGCAACCAACGCACAAGCATTCTTTATCAAGTGCGATGGAGAAAACAACACCACGACATCGATTGCAAATGGAGAAGTAAACATTCAGGTCGGTGTTGCTCTCCAGTATCCAGCAGAGTTCGTTGTCATTGACCTAAGTCAAAAGACAGCAAACTAACCCGAAGGAGAAACCTCTAAATGCCAACAATTATCAATAATCGGTCGACGCTTATCACTGACCCGTTACGTAACTTTAGGTTCTTGGTAACCTTTATCCCACAGGACAACAACAACACAACTCTCAATGGGTTGAAGTCAGCAACCTTTGGATTTACGTCGGTATCAGGTATGTCGGTGACGACAGACTCTATCCCTTATCGTGAAGGTGGTTACAACACCACAGTCCACCAGATTCCTGGTCAGACAACTTTCACACCAATCACTCTGCAACGTGGTGTCCTTCTTGGCTCTAAGCAGAACTGGGATTGGATGCGTAATCTCTTCTCAACAGTTGCTGGTGGCGGTTCATTACGAAGCGTCTCTCAGAACTTTCGTTGCGACCTAGAGATTCAAGTCTTATCTCACCCAATCCCTGCAGCCTCCGATGCTGCTGGTGATAACGCATCAACCACTGACCACACAGCAATGCGTTTCCACGTGTACAACGCATGGCCAACAGCAGTGGCATACTCTGACCTCAATGCAGGTGACAACGCACTATTCGTAGAACAGATGTCTTTGGTTCACGAAGGGTTCGATGTTAACTGGGCTCCAAACCTAACCACAAACGCACCAGACTTCTAAAAGGAATATAAATGACGAAAACAATTAGTGCAGCGGTTAATCCCGCATTGGCAAACAACCTTATTCAACAGGCTATGGCTGAAACAAAGCCAGAACAGTCAGAAGTAAAAATCATTCCTCCTTCGGATAACGTAGTGACTCTCCCTGGCGGCTACATCAACGCCGCTGGGGAGGTCATTACTGAGGCAGAAGTGCGGGAATTAACTGGCGCTGATGAAGAAGCAATCGCAAAAGCGTCTGATGTAGGGCGTGCTCTATTAATCATTCTGCAAAGAGGAACAGTAAGAATTGGTGAAGAAAAAGCCACAGAAAAAATTCTTGACCAACTTCTTTCAGGAGACAGAGACACTCTTCTCCTTGCAATTTTCAAAGCAACATTTGGACATAGTACGGAAGTTCCTGTGTTTTTTGGAAATGAGTTAAAACAAGTAGAAGTAGACCTTGACAAAGAAATTAAATTTAAAGTTCTTGTAGATTCAATTAATGACCGTGTTTTTACCGTAAAAGGAAGAAAACATGAGTACACCGTGCAACTACCAACAGGAGTTGCGCAAAAAGAAATGATTTTAAATTCAGACAAAACTTCGGCTGAGTTAACAACGATTATGCTTGAGAATACCGTAATGCAAATTGACGGTTCTCCAGTATTGACAAAACAACAAGTGAGAAACCTAGGACTGGTGGACCGAAAAGCAATTGTTGATGAAATTAATTCACGCATTCCTGGTCCTCAATTCGACGACATTACTGTGGAAGACCCCGACACGGGAAAAGAGGTACTAGTTCCCGTTAATTTCGGGACCTTATTTCGATTCTAGTGTAACCCCTTACAGCACACTGCTTTCAGAGTGGACAGTGCTTACAGGAGAGTACAGAGGATGGACATTAACGGAGATAAAGGGCTTATCTCCTAGAGAACGTAAGAACTGGATAGAGATAGCCAGTCATTTGAGTAGAAAGGATTGATAAATGGCAAACAAAATGCTGTCAAATATTCAATCCTTGACTAGTGGCGTTTCAACACTGACCCAAAAAGTAAATGAACTCTACGCTGCCGTTGAAAAAGTATCTGGAGTTACCGAAGGGGTTGTTGGTGGCGTTCAGGGAATGCTCAAAACTAATGGCGGTGGAGCGCACCTAGCCACCGCTACTACTCGACCAGGAACTGGAGCCGATGGTGCTCGTTTTGCTGCTGGTACAGGCGCAATGCCTACCTATCAAAACATGCAAAACAATATGGCTAAGTTCTCTACTCCACTTCCAGGAGCAGGGTTTGGTGGTGGTGGAAGTTCAGTAAGTACATCGATGTTGGCGGTTGCTGGAGGAATGTCTCCAGGAAGAGTTGGAGCAGCGAACATCCTCGGTGGTCTTGGTCAGATTGGTTTTGGTCTTGCTGCTGGTGCTTATGCTGCGACTCCACCACTTGACTTAACTCTTAGTCGTTCTCTTGGGTATTACCAGGCAGGACTTACTATGCCTGGAATTAGTCGTTCAAGTTTGCAACGTGCAACGTTTAGTGCATTGGGAGGCGGACTTTCTAGCGTTGGTTCTGACGCACTAGTGTCTGCAATCCTGGCTGGACGAGGAGTTGGCGGAGGTGCTGGTAGCGCTGACTACCTAAAACTTACTAGTGAAGTCGGTAACGCTTACAAATACTTAGGAATGGAGAATGCTCCTGCAGCACAAGCATTAGCAGGACTTCGTTCTGGTCCAATGGCTGCAAACCTGTATCAGTACGGAATTACTACATACGATTCACAAGGCCGTATGCGTGGAACAGGCGACATTGCCCGTCAATTAATGGAAAGAGTTACTGCTGGACGTGGGTTCAGTAATGTTGAATCTTTAAATCAATCTTTCTATAGAGGATTTTTAGGTGCCAACCTAAGAACTATGGGATTTGATGAAGCGCAACAGACGATGCTTCTCCAATCAATGCGTGACATCACAATGGGTGGAACAGGTGACTTGTCTACTTCTAAACCATTAGGTGATAACCAAAACACAATGCTCACATCTCAAGGACGCTTAAATGCATCACAGACAGAGTTAATGCTTAGAGGCGAATCCTCAATGTTAAAAGGATTTGAAAACGCTGCTGACACAGTTGAGACTTTTAATAGAGCATTACTGGAAGTGATTGAGCCACTTGGATACCTAAAAGGACTTATTTCAGGTGTTGCGGGAACGAACGCTGGACAAGGGCTTGCAACTGCTGCACCAAGCGTATTTGGTGGAATAAAGAAGACAATTATTGGTGGATTACTCATGGCTGGTGGCGCGGGACTTGCTGCCACTGGATTTGGTGCAATTCCTGGTGCTGCACTTGCTGGTGCAGGTCTTGGAGTAGCACTTGGTAGTGGTAGTCCAGGCTATGGTGCTGGATTTAACGCGTCTACAACCACAAAACAAAAGAGTGGCTCTCTAGTAACTGCAGGATTTGGAGCAAAAAGTAATACTGGAATTTGGGCTTCTACCAATGGTGTTCATAAGGGCATGGACTACGAAATGCCTATTGGCTCTCCCGTGGTGGCGGCACTTAGCGGTGTTGTATCCAGTGTAAATCCAGGAACTGATTATGGAACAGGCGTTGTTGTAGACCACGCAAATGGTTTACAGACAGTATATGGGCACTTAAGTCAAAAGAACGTTAACGTAGGTGACTACGTATCTACAGGACAAAGGCTTGGCCGTTCTGGTGCAAGTGGAAACGTAACTGGTCCACACCTACACTTTGAAGTACGAAAAGGAAACAACAATCCAGTAGACCCATCTCTTATTTCTAATGCTGGAGGAATCGACCCAACTTCTTTATACAAATCACAAAAGAGTTCTTCCTACTTAACAACATCTACCAGTTCTACGTCTAACTCATACGCAAGTGATGTTACCTACGTAGGTATGCAGGGAACTAAAAAGGAGGCAGAATGGGCAAGAGATTTGTTAAGTTCTTTAGGAGCACCTCACTCTGACTCAAACATTTCAGCAATAACTACTTGGATGCGATTTGAAGGTGGTGGAGGAAAAGTAACTGGAATTGGTGCTAACTCTGCTATGTACAATCCTCTAAACACAACTTTAGACCGCCCTGGTGCCACAGCAATGAATAGTGTTGGAGTAAAGAGGTATTTATCTTGGGAACAAGGGATGAACGCAACCGTCTCTACATTATTAGGCAATAAAGCCTCTGATAGAGGGTACACATCTATAGTTGATGCCTTACAGAGCGACGCTGGTGTCTCCGCTATTTTGGGTGCAGTCAACAACTCTGCATGGCGTTCTGGAAAAGTAAACGACCCTGGGTACAAATTTCCAACAGGTGGTGGTTCTGTAGGTTTTGGAGCATCCTTCTCAAGTCCGCAAACCAGTTCAGGTGATAGAAATGTTTACATTACAGTGAAGTATGATTCTGCTGACTCGGCTGCTGCAGTAAAACTGGCAAAAATGGTAGAGGGGTACCTAAAGAACGGTGCCAACAACTCAGCAATTGGAGGTTCATGATGTCTAGCCATAAAGATTACAAAGAACGTCTTAACAAAATTAAAGAAAGAAACGCACAAAAAGAAGACAATCGTAAAAGAGAAGCACGTGTAAAAGAGTTGCAAAAAAAGCGTGCCTTAATTCAATCTCAGGCTGACCGATTGTACGACCAGTATGAAGAACAGAATAACGCAGTTAAAACAATCAGCAAAGCGATTGCTGTAGAAACTGACCCTGCAGTAAAGGAAACTCTTAAAGACAACAGAGCCATTACTGCAAATGCTAGAGACCAAATTTACGATAAGTGGAAGATTCAAGACAACAGGTCTAAAGAGATAACAACTAAGATAAACGCTCTTAAGAAAAAGAAGTCATCTTCTAAATCGACATCTTCTCCTTCTTCTTCGTCCTCAAAACCAGCAGGTCCATCAGTCCAATCAAACGGTGGAAAGGTCAAGTTTCCGTACAGGTACAACGCTCCATTAATTCGAAATGCGTACTTTAATCCAACTAGCATCACCTCTACTTCACTTGACAAATTAACTATTAACTATTCGGCGTATAACACCGCACGTGATGCTTGGAAAAATGCAAAACCTGCAAAAGGTGCTGTTCAAATGGACAAAGAGATAGTTAAAGACCAGTTAAAGGGTTTAGCAAAAGACACTCCTAATACAAAAATTGACCCTCAACTGTATGGGTTTAGGTTTCTCTACAATCCAAAGGAAGTCACTATGGGTTGGGCTACACAAGCCCAGGTAGACCCACAGTTTATCCCGCAAGATGAGGCTCTTCCAGTGTCTACGGGACTCACTGCTGCTTCTGTAGACTTTACATTAGTGTTAAATCGTATCGAAGATATGAATTACTTAAATGAAAATGGGTTAACCTCACAAAGCCTAAAGAGAACACAACTTGAATCTGGACCACTTGTAGACGTAGACCCTGCACAAAGAGTTGCAAGACAACAAGCAGGATTTGCTTCGGCATTTCCTTACCCAGATGCTGTTGCAATTGAAGATATGAAAGATATCTACAAAAAAGGAACCATGCATGACCTTGAGTACTTGTTTAAAGTGCTACATGGCCCTGCAGGAACGTTTAAAAATAATTTTGGCATAACAACCTCAGACTGGGCATACCTGCGCCTCTCCATAGTTGAATTGCATTTAGGCGATGGAATGAGGTACAAAGTAATGATTGACAGCGTAAACGTTAACCATACAATTTTTAACGACAGAATGGTCCCTATATTTTCAACAGTTCGCTTAAGTTGTCGTAGACTTCTTGATTATCCAAGTCAAAACCTTTCTGTAACACAGCCAGGAAGGACCTCATAATGATATTTTTAGATAGCAGGTACGTTGATGGGCGGTTGTACAAAGCCCGTGACTCACGCACTAACAAGTTTCAGGTTTCTGTATTTCGAGAGTTTCCATCTGAATCATCTAACTACTTCCTATACACCTGGGTAGAGACTGACAGAGTAGACAACCTTGCTAATAGATTTTTAGGAAGCCCCCTGTTATGGTGGCGCATAATGGACTTTAATCCAGAAATTATAAACCCAAGTATAATTTTACCTGGAACTCAACTAAGGATTCCAAATGAATGATAACTTGCGTCAAAATAGACTAGGAACAAAGTTCTCAGTTACATTTCCAGACTTTCCTGGATTTAACCAACAACCTAAAAACTTTCGGTTAATTCAAGAAATTGGTAAACAAGATGTAATAGAACTTTCTTTTCCCTATCAATCTACTTTTTACTTGAAGGCTTTAAAAACTGGTGTAATTATGCTTGTTCAATGGCAAACTCAAATGGCTAAAGGAAAATTTTATGGTTACGTGTATCAAGTTGAGCCAAAAACAGAAAAGAGTATGGACCGTAGAGTTGTAGTTAAGGGTATTGGGGCTGCTTTTGGATTAAAAGAAACTGATGACAAAATTTGGGTAAACAAATCTGCCTCTCAAATTGTTGAAGAAATATCTAAGAAGTTTAAGTTAACCTCAAAGGTAACTGCTCACAAAACCATATTTAGTCAACAGTCTATGGTTAACCATACCTATTGGGAAAAACTACAGGAGTTAGCAAGAAGAATAGGGTACGTTTGTCAAGCATACGGTACCGAAGTTCACTTTCACCCTTTAGATAAAATGATTGACCAGTTTGTAACGTCAGCCCCAATTCTGAGCGCAGAAGATAATGAAATACCTCGATACACTTCGGTATACCAAACTAAACTAGATTCTTTTGTGCCTTCTATGGGAGACTCAACTGCTCTTTCTATGTTCAATAAAAGAGAAAAAAACATAGCAGGAGTTGACCCTTATACCGCAAAAGTTTTTTCTAACTCTTCTTCACCGTCTAGTAAAAAGAAAATTAGAAAAGATGTAAAAACGCCATTATTCAAAGAGTCACTGTCTACAACAATATCAGTAAGTCCAAATATGGCTAGAACGCTATCTGATGCGCATGCAACTTTGTCAAGGTACTCTTATTTTGCCGAAGGAACTGGTCAAGGAGACCCAAGAGTTTCCCCTTACAAAACGATAGACATTAGAGGAACTGGGGAATTTACTGATGGTTATTGGGTAATCACTAAGGTAGAGCACTTTGTTACTTGGTTTGGAAAATATGAAATGGAATTTTCTTGTATGACAGATGGGGTGGGAAAAAATCAAGACTCATCTAAAAGACCAGAGGTGGCACCCTCAAGTCCTACTAGAAATGTAGAATTTGAGATGTCTTTAGATGAAATTGCGGCTCCAACTAAAGTCAAAATTAGTGCACCTTCTGCAATGATAAAGCAGACGAGCGGCGGGTTTAAGGTTACTCCAAGAAGATGGGAAAGTAGATGAATAAGGTAAAGAAAGACGAAGTGGCAATATCTTTGCCCTTTTCAATCGACCCTTACGGCAAAGTAAGTCAAACAAAAGACCAATCAAAAATTTGGGCTGACAAAGTCAGGTCAGTAGTAGGAACCGCTGTAAACGAAAGGGTTATGAGGCCCTTATTTGGGACAGACATTCCTCTTGCTATCTTTGAAAACCAGGACTCTGCTGCTGACATTGTTCAAGACTTGGTCACAACCTCCTTCAACACCCAACTTCCAAGACTAGACCTTCAGTCAGTAAACACGGCTTTTGACTCTTTTACAGGCACCATTAATCTAGAAATTATCTACGCTCTTCCAAACGAAGAAGTAGTATCCACTACAATTGGATTTATCGCATTATCAGGCAACCTAATTCCTTATGAGGAGAACCTATGACAGTCACCCCTCCGTCCAATATCCCTATTGCTTTTGACTATACCAGCAAGGATTACACCTCAATTCGTGAGGAATTGATAGCACGTATCCAAGACCGTGTACCTAACTGGACTGCTGCTGACCCTGCAGACTTTGGAGTTGCTTTAGTAGAAGCATTTGCTTATATGGCAGATTTACTCTCTTACTATATAGACCGAAGTATAAACGAAGCATTCCTCGTAACTGCGACACAACGTCAGAGCGTGCTTAATATTGCTCAAACGTATGGATATGTTCCTGCAGGTTATCGTCAGGCAACAGTGGATGTTACTTTCAGCAACTCTTCAGCATCACAACTAACAATTCCTGAAGGAACAGTAATTACTGGAGAAATAGTAGTTGGAGACACTGTAACAACTCTCTACTTTACTACCGATGCTGCTGCTGTGGTTCCCGCTGCTGTAGCCTCAGTGCCAGGAGAAGAGACCGTCCCTGCTTCTGAAGGACGTTCAATCATACTTGTTGGAGATGATGTCAATATTTACGGTGAACGTATTGGGAACTCTACAGGAGAACCTGGAATGTCATTTGAACTAAGTCAAATCCCCGTAGTTGATGGAAGCATAGAACTGTATGTACAGGACGGTGACCTTTACACTAAATGGACTCAAGTACAACATATCATTGACTACGGTCCAACAGACCAAGTATTTACTGCGGTATCTGATGAAGACAATGTAGTTACAGTTTTACTTGGGGACGGAGTTTCAGGAGTAATCCCAACTTTATACTCAGAGATTCGTGCTAAGTACATTGTGGGTGGTGGCGCATTGGGAAATGTAGAGCCAGACACCATAATCACTATTGACTATTTACCTGGGTTATCAGAGGTTCAGGTCTCTGCAATTCAAAGTGCGATAACCGTAACCAACGACGACGTTGCGATAGGTGGAGCAGACCCTGAAGAAACAGACCAAATAAGAACCTCTGCGGCGCTCTCATTAAGAGCAAACAACAGAGCAGTTACGCTGCAGGATTATGCGGATTTGGCTTTAGCAGTGACTGGAGTTGGAAAAGCAAATGCTGTAGCAAATGTGTGGACCTCTGTAACTATATACATTTCTCCAACAAGAAACACAACAGATGCAGATGAAAGTCCAGGATTAGATGGGGCAGGCAATCCAACTATTGAATGGACGGAGTTAGAATCTGACGTAGAACTTTATTTGTCTGATAAAACTCTTTTAGGAACTTCAGTAACAGTCTCTCCTCCTGTCTATGTAGACATTGTTGTTGGAGTTGATTACACCAAGTTAGACCAATACACAGCGTCCGAGGTTGAGGGCTCTATAAAAAATCAACTATTAACAGATTTTGGGTACTCAAACATGGACTTTGCAGACACGATATACCCGCAAGATATCGAGTACTCTGTGCAACAAGTGCCAGGAGTAAAAACTGCAAAAGTAACTCTGTTCTATATCGACGGAGGTTCAGTGGCGCTTAACTCTTCACTAGTAAGTGGTTCTGATGAAATATTTAGACTAAAAGAAGAAAACGTAACTCTTGTATAATGGATATTATAAAAAGATTACAGGGAATTTACAGAGGAGTTGTCGTAGACAACCGAGACCCACTTCATTTGAGGCGTCTAAAGGTAAAGGTTCAGTCCACTTCGTTTAACAGTGACTCAGTAACGAATTGGATTTGGCCTGTTGTCTCTACTAAAAGACCTCCTGCAATTGGAACTGGTGTCTACATCCTCTACGTAGGTGGTGACCCAGAGTATCCAGTATGGATTGGTGAGTTCTCAAAAGAACCACAGGGAGTCTTTGCTTACGGGTCTTGGTTTAGTAGTTCAGACCAAACTGCCGCTGCTATCAATACAGCCTATAACTTTTCAGTAAACAACAAAGACTATGAAGAAGGAATAGCAGTAAAAGATAATTCAAAGTTTACGGTAGAAGAAAGCGGAACATATAACGTACAGTTTTCAGCCCAAATACACCACAGAACTGGTGGAGGAGGAGGGTCAGGAGACAGCATCTGGATTTGGTTAAAAAAGAATGGCTCTAATGTAACCAATTCTGCAACTAGGCTAAACTTAAATTCTGGAAAATACGCAGTTGCTGCATGGAACTTTTTTATTGACTTAAAACATGATGAATACGTTCAACTGGCTTGGTCTACTGATACCACTCAAATGGCAATAGAAAGCGAATCAGCATCAAGCCCAAAGCCAGCAGTACCCTCCTTAATCGTAACCATGAACCAGATAGCCTAGGAGTTCAGCAGACAAATAGGGGGCAAGTAGACGAAAATAGACCTTTAAGGTCGGAAGGAAGAGGAAAGTGACAGCGTCATATCCCACAACGGTTAAGTCGTTCACCACAAAAGTGGACTTTACAGACACCGTCCTTGCTGCCCATGTGAACTCTCTTCAAGAAGAGGTTGTTGCTTTACAGGGTAACCTAGGCACAAGTATTACCACAGGTTCTGGCTGGGTAGGAACAGTTGATTTTTCCACAACCAACTGGAACACCCTTAAAGACCGTTTAGCAAACATTGAGTACGGACTCAAAGATGTTTACGATGACTTTATATCTCTAACAGGAGGTTCAGTCATCACATCCTCTGCAAACAACGTCATAAGCCTCACCATAAAGGCAAAGTCGGGTCAAACAGCAAACTTGATTGAGTTCAAAAACTCTTCTAACGCAGTGGTTTCAAACGTAACCGCTAGTGGAAATATCTTTACATACAGTCAACAGGTTGTTCCTATCGTGTACTCAGCAACTCAGCCCTCAAGCGTTCCTGCTGGAACTATATGGGTAGACTCTTCTTCAGATGTCTCTATTATTTCTCCGCAAGTAGATGGAACAGATATAACAAACTTATTAATGTCCGATGATGGAATCAAAATACTGATGGGAGCAATCATATGACATACAAAACAGCGCAAGTATACAGTGGTTCTGAATGGATAGACTTAGCAGTCGCGATAACCGATGCAACAAAAAGAGAAGTAGTAAACATATCAGGTACCTCTCACCCTTTAACCTTGGCAAACGCTGGAAGAGCGTTAGTTTTTACTAACTCAAGTACCGTATCTGTTACAGTTCCTGTAGAAAGTTCTGTAAACTTTGATATCGGTCAAACAATTATTCTTTTACAAAAAGGAACTGGACAGGTGCAGGTAGAAGGCGCTGTAGGAGTTACGCTTTTATCTTCTGGTTCAAAAACAAAAATAGATGCTCAATATGGAGAAGCAAGACTAATAAAGATTGCTTCAAATGAATGGTTACTATCTGGCGACTTGTCGGTTTAAGAGGACGTAAATGGCTAAATATGGTCGGTTTACCTATGGAACAGATACCTACGGTCTAAAACCAAAACTTGCTTATTCAGTAAATCCAATGACCTTAACGGTCTTAGATTTTCATAAAACATATGTTACGTGGCAACCGCCTACGGGTGAATTTACACGAATTAGACTTGTACGAAATCAAGCAGGATATCCCGAGCATGCTGAAGATGGAGTAATTCTTTGGGAAGAGACTGCGACAGAGGGAAATGTTTCTAGAGACGACTTCATAGATTCTGAAGATGCTGTTGGAGTTCCTGCCTTAGAAAGTGGCAGACAAGTATTCTATAGGGTCTTTCTCTTAATTGACGCTGGCTATTGGGTTTCTGCAGGTCAAATCTCAGATTTAATCCCTACAAACCACAATATGCAAGAACGAATGATGAACACTCTTCCAAGAGTTTTTACAAGCAGTATTCAAAGTCCTCTTGGAATTGTTGATGAAACTTCTGCACTATTCTCTTTTATGGACGGCCTGTCCTTTACATATGAGCAACTGCTAACTCAAACAGATTTAGCAAGACCTAACCATGCTGTTGATAGAACTCCAGCATCCTTAGTTCCTTTAGAATCTTTTAACGTAGGGCTTGATTATGAACCAAACATTCCTTTGCGTAGTCAAAAGAGGCTAGTGCGTGAAGCGCTGTACATGTATAGCCGCAAGGGATTAAAAAGCGGGATTGACACATACGTAGAGGCTTTGACTGGGTATGCGCCGACAACAACTGTGTCAACAAACTTACTTCTAACTGCTCAAGACTCAACTTTCTATGACTCTACTGGAAATTGGCAAACAACAAACTGCACCATAGATGCTGTAACAACTCAAGTGCCTCCTACATCTGAAAAAGTTATTGATGAAACGTACACCTGTGAAATTATCGCTGCTAGTAGTTCCTCTCAAATAAACTTAGGTGCTGATGCGCCAATCACTAAGGGCGTTCCTGTAGAGGAAGAGGCTGAGTACACTTTTGGATTTCAAGGAAAATCTCCAACAAGTGCTGGAAACATAACTATGTCTGTGCGTTGGTACGACAAAGACGGTGCTTTTTTAAGCGCATCTACAGCAACAGCACTTGCAGCAAATAACACTTGGCAGAGCAAGTGGACCACCATAACTAGCCCAACAGATACGGTTTATGCCAGTTTACGTTTTGCATTTAGTGCTGCTGGAACTTACTATGTAGACCAAGTAGATTTGCATGCTGGAGATGTCCAATCATTCGATGAAGCAAGAGCAATTAACATTTTGTTAAATCCAAATAAAAGTAACTACATAAAGAACCCTTCATTTGAAGGGACTACTAATGAGTGGACAATTACAGCAGACGCGTTTACTTTAGACTCGAATGTTCCTCTAGATATCCTTGCAAGTGATGAGTCTCTACAAGTAGACATCTCCTCTGGAGCAACGATAGAGACCACCACTGATACAGTTCCTGTTGCTGAAAAGTACTTCACACTATCGTTCTACGCAGTAGCGTCTGCACCTGTTGACGCTACAGTAACCTTGACACCCAGAGATAACGCTGTAGATATTACTGAAGCAGAAATATCTGGCTCAATTAGCCTCTCAACATCTTGGCAAAGATACTCAGTTACTACATACGTAGACTCTTCTCAAGTGTTGACAGAGTTAGACTTTGCATTAAACGTTGAAGTTGACCCTTTATCAGGAGAGACAGCCAATGTTGACTCTTTCCAGTTAGAGGCTAGTTTTACTGCTACTGACCCCTTTGATGGAAATCTATCTTCTCAATTTGGCGTTGTTTGGGAAGGTACAGCAAACGAGTCTGCGTCACACATGTACTACGGAAAAGCCTTAAAGGTACCTAGACTTTCTCAGACACTTATAGACTGGGTTCCGCCAAACTCTTTCTGGCGCATAGTGACCTATAGCGGAGTTGAATACACCAATCTGTCCATATAGGATGCTCCTATGACAGACCTCCTCATTGCAGTAGTGCTTACAGGCTTTGCCGTAACCTACGTTCTAGAACTTCTCGACATAACCCTTCTTGGGACATGGATTGGTAAGTCCAGTATAAACATTTTCTTTGCTCCACCATTAAGTTTTGGAGCCATGTACGTCTTGTATGGGCTGCATCTCAACTTGGTGATTTTGGTCCCAGCCGCTACCTTTGTCTCCTTGGTACTAACCAAGTACTTAAACAAACCGATGACGGTTCAACAGAGGTTGACACGTTTGTAGGAGGGGCCATGAAAAAGATTATTGTTTTGCCGTATAAAGATGGCGACGTAAAAGACGGATTACGACGTCTCATAAACTTAAACCCAGATGCTCTAGTTGTGTTTCCAGTAATGAACTTGCCATTGTTTAACGCCTCAATTGAAGAAGTGTTAAATGAGACGGGGGTTAAGTTTCATTTATTTTTTACAGACGGTGATAAACAGATAGATACGCTTGTAGTTCGTGCGCAAGACATAACTATGTGTAACAACCCTAGAAAAGAAATAACAAGAGAAATAACCGCCGAGGATATTCTTGCAATGGTTTGGGAAGACACTACTGAGGCGCATCTACTTCTTCATGCAGTTGAGGACCTAGCATTGGAGACCTGGAATATTGAAGACGGACTGGAACTTATCGAGGTCGAGTTTGACGACGAGGAGTCTGACCTGCTGTATGAAGAGATGCAGGAAGCCTTATCTAACTTTATCGAATCCTTTGCTAACTACATCACCAGCGGTGTTCTAGACACCCTCTCAAAAGCCGTAGAAGACCGCTTGAGAGAAGATATGGGCAAAAAAGACATCGACCCATTTGGCGAGTAGAGTTCGCCCGTGAAAATCCCTCAGGAGGCGTTTACCGCCCAATTAACCGACTATCAGTTCCGACTGTTGGTCGTACTATGCCGTTTTTCGGGCTCCAGAGGCCGTTTTAAGGCCTCAATAGAGGCTTTGGGTAGAGAGACTGACAAGAAGTCCGATAAGACCGTTAGAAGGGCTCTTAAGGAACTTGAGAAGCAGGGCCTCATTAAGACCTCTCCGACTCGACGTGCCAACGGATTCAACAGCCTACTCATGATTGAGATACAGGACTCAAATTACCGCGCTGAAGAGGACTCAAATTACCGCACCTCACATGACTACGTGACTAATAGTCCACGTAGCCAATCTACTAATAAGCCATTAGTACCTAATAGCCAAAATAGTAATCAATTAAAAGAACTTAGAAACACCGAAGGTGTTTCACTAAAGGAAGTGAAGGTTCCTATGAAAAACTATGACGATGGCGACGACTTGGCAGGCTTTGGACTCATTGAACCAAAAGATGCACCAACGCAGAAAATCTCTAAACGCGACCCGAAAACACGCGGCAAGCGTCCAGAGCATGAGTGGACCCCAATGGATGTCGCTGCAGAGTTTTCTTTTCGGGTTGGGCGCAAGTATCCCCTCCTCCCAGGAACCGTCAATGTCAGAGCGCTGTCAGGAGCACTGTCAAAGTTTAGAAAACAATACGGAACAACCGCTCTCATAGAACTTGAGTTGCTTCGTCTGTTTATGGTTGATGAACGTAACTTTAAGCAGATTGGTGACGAGGCTCCAAGCCTTTATAAACTTTACTTAGCGTCATTTGGCAAGAAGATGAACCAAGCCAGAGAGAGTTTAGGACTTGGTCGAGTTGCACAAGAGAAAACGCCAACTGTTAAGATGGCAACTCTAACCGCAAGTGATGGACGAGAGTTTCAAAACTCTATGTCTGGAAGAGCGCAGTTAGAGCGCTATGAAAAGAAGATACAGGGGGAATCTAATAGTGTATGACGTCAATCAACTTTCATCTTTAAAAAAGCATTGGTTATTACGTACTTCAAATATTCCGCGTCGTTTTCTTGGTCTTGAAATTGCGGATTTAGTTGAGCGTTCAGGAGAGGTTCCTCTTGAGTATGACCAGTGGATTGGTGACGTCGCTAACGGCCTTGTTATAAAGCAAGTGGGAAACATCGGCACAACTGGCGTAGGAATGCTGTTTGATGGTGGCCCTGGCATTGGTAAGACAACTCATGCAGTTGTGGCTGCTATGGAGGTTATTAGACGACTTCCAGATGATGATGATGAGTCTCGTAAAATTTTGGGTATGAGTGCAACTGATTACGGATTAAATGCTCGTCCTATCTACTACATGACTTACCCTGAGTTTTTGTCAAAGAAGAAGTCGACATTTGACGCGGACCCAGAAGACAAGAAGCAGATGGTTTACGAACTAGATGGGCTTCATGGGCGTTCAAAGTTTGACTTTTTGAACGTACGAATACTCGTCATAGATGACTTAGGAAAAGAGTATGGTTCAAAGTACGACGATGCGTCCTTTGATGAGATACTTCGTGCAAGGTATGACAAGGCGTTGCCCACTATTGTGACAACGAACGTTATGCTGGAAAACTGGAATGACAAGTACAGTGAAGCGATGGGCAGTTTTGCTCAAGAAGCATTCGTACGTGTTCCAATTTTTGGTTCTGATTTGAGGGGTGCACAGTGAAAGGCGGCAGCGTGAAGGCTTCGTGGAGAACAGTACAACTGTTCATCTCTGCGCAGGCTGCTGGAATTTTCGAAGTCGAACTCGACACTGACAGTAAAAAACTTCGATGCAATTGTCCAAAGTGGAAGAAGACGTTTAATTGCAAGCATGTTCGCTTTGTTGATGACCGTATGTACATGAACGATGGGCACTACTCCATTCTTGTGCCCGAAGAGATTCCTGAGGAACTTGCGCTAGACGCAAGCGATACTGCGGAGAAGTTTCGTGAGTTTGTTTTAAAGTACGCTAAGATAGAAGTACTATGAAAAACGGAGACATATCAAATGTCTCCTCTCCACAAGTTATTGCTACTACTGATGTAGTAATTAAATTAGTTGAAGAAGAGACACGTCGGCTACTAGGTAAGAAGATTACCTATAAACTTGGCGAAGTCGATTTGCTTGGAGCCAACAGATTGTGGATACTTGCTAACAACTACGGCATTTCCTTAGAACTTGCTGGTTTTGAGACAGAAGGTTGGACAGAAGAACTTCTTGAAAAATCTTTTGAAAAGTTAGAGCGTCGTGTAGTTAACCCGTTTAACTACTGGCAGTTGTACGAGAGTGTAGATGAGTTAGTCGCAACACTTCCGTATCGACCAAATTTGAAGGGCGTTATCGACAAGCCCGACCGAGTTGCGCGATATGGTTCAGCAGGAGTAGAACTAGCCAATCTTTAGAGCCTTGAGGGGGCGATATGGCAGCAGATAACGAACACCGTCTGGTCAGTAAAGTAATTCGTGACCGTGACATCGTCCCTGCCCTTTCACGAGGTGTTCAAGACGGATGGTTTTTAGACGAAGACAATCGCAAGGTATGGAGTTTTGTTCGCAAGCACTACAGCGAATATCGTGAAGTTCCAACTGGCGTAACAGTCAAAGACCATTACCCAAATTACAAGATTCTTGATGTAGAAGACTCCGTTGAGTATCTACTAGACACGATGGTCGACTTCCGCCGTCGACTACTTACTCGTCAAGGTTTAGAGAACGCGGTCGAGTTACTGCAAGACAACAATCATGATGCTGCTCTTCTTGCTATGGAGCAGGCGATTGCAAAAGTTAATGAACAGGGCGTACTTGGCACTCATGAAGTTGACTTGTCAAAGAACACTGAAGAACGCTACGCAGAATACAAAGCGTTACAAGATAAAAAGTTTTTAGGAATACCAACAGGGTTTGAAAAGATTGATGAAGCAACAGCGGGACTGCAAGGCGGACAATTAATCACGGTCATTGCTCCACCAAAGACTGGTAAGTCTCAGATTGCTCTTCAGGTTGCAATAAACATTCACACATTGGGATACACCCCTATGTTCCAATCCTTTGAGATGAACAATCACGAGCAACAGCAGCGTCACGATGCGATGCGTTCCCACATATCTCATGGCCGTCTGCGTCGTGGAAAATTATTGCCAGCAGAAGAATCTCGTTACATCGATACTTTAAACGCCATGGAGAAGGAGCACTCATTCCATTTGGTAGATGCCGTTAACGGTATTACTGTGTCTGCTTTATCAGCAAAGATTGAGCAGTGCAGTCCTGACATTGTGTTTGTAGACGGTGTCTACTTGATGCTTGATGAGATTACTGGTGAAATGAACACACCTCAAGCAATCACTAACATAACACGTGCACTAAAGAGGCTGGCTCAGAAGATAAATAAGCCAGTAGTTATTACTACTCAAACTCTTCTATGGAAGATGCGTGCTGGAAAGGTGACTGCAGACTCAATTGGTTACTCGTCTTCCTTCTTCCAAGACTCAGATGTAATCCTTGGCCTTGAGCCAGTAGAAGAGGATGAAGAGATTAGGCTTTTAAAGATTGTTCAATCACGTAACTGTCCTCCAAGTGAGACTGCGATTACTTGGCGTTGGGAGACTGGGTGCTTTCATGATGAGTCCTTCATGACTAAGTGCGCATACTGCATGAATTGGAGCAAGTGATGGATGTAGAGAAGGTTCTCCTATCACTTGATTTACCTCTTGCAGCGCAACGTGGTGATGAGGTTAACGGCCTTTGTCCTATGCACAAGAAGCGCACAGGAAAAGAAGACCACCACCCATCATGGTGGATAAACATTATGACTGGTGCACACATTTGTTTTTCTTGCGGTTACAAGGGAAACTTATACACGCTTGTTCGTGATTTGCGCGGCATTGATTACCACGACGCAAAAGAGTTTATTGATGGTCAAGAAGAATTTCCCATAGATGCTTTATTACGCCGTATTAAAGACTTGCCACAATATGTACAGCCAGAAGCAGAGCCAATCGGCATGTCAGAGGCTCGTTTGGCCGTCTACTCAGAGCCTCCCGCATTAGAGTTAAAGAAAAGATTTTTAACTGCAGAAGCAGCAAAACATCACGGAGTATTTTGGGATGTAAACAACTCAGCATGGATTCTTCCTATCCGTAATCCTGATACACACGAGTTAATGGGATGGCAAGAGAAGGGTGCTTCGGGCCGCTTCTTTCGCAATCAACCAACGGGAGTTAAAAAGTCAAAAACAGTATTTGGTGTCGAGGTAATGGCAACCGACATTCTTGTGGTTGTTGAATCTCCATTAGATGTTGTACGTCTTCGTTGTGCTGGTGTTGAGGGTGCTGTATCTACTTTTGGCGCAATAGTTAGCGAAGACCAAGCAAAGATTATGCGAAGAGCGGACAAAGTAATTGCTGCTTTTGATAAAGATGAGGCGGGGTTGAAGGCTGCAGAATCAATGCGTCCTTATGCTCGAAAGTATGGTTTGAACTTGTTCTTTTTTGATTACAAGGGCATTGATGTAAAAGACCCAGGTGACATGACTATTAATGAGATTCATCAGGGTATTGAGAACGCCAAGTCTTACGTATTAGGCAAAGAGGCATTCTTTGTTTAACGGAACCTTAAAACCTTATCAGGTAGAAGCAGTCAGTCGTATGGTTGGCGAGAAAAGGATGTTAGTTGCTTATGAGATGGGTCTTGGTAAAACCTGCATGACGATTGCAGCACTTGAACAACTATCGCCTAAAAAGGTTCTTGTGGTTGCTTTATCGAGTCTTAAGTATCAGTGGGAAAAAGAAATAAAGAAGTTTTCTGATTCTACAGTTCAGGTCATTGATGGTAATAAGAAGACTAGAGAGGCTCAATACTCCTCCAATGCTAGGTATTTAATCACTAATTACGAGTCCATCGTTAATGACTGGGATATAGTAAAAAACCTATATTTGGACGCAATCGTCTGCGACGAAGCCACGGCTATAAAGGGATTTAAGTCTAAGCGCTCCAAAAAGGTCAAGGAACTATCTCGTAGCGTTTCTATTAAGTTTGCTCTAACAGGAACACCTATCGAAAATGGTAGGCCAGAAGAGTTGTATAGCATTATGCAGTTTGTTAATCCAACTCTTCTTGGTCGTTTTGATTTATTTGACCAAACCTTTATTGTTCGCAATCACTTCGGTGGAGTGCAGCGTTACCGTAATCTTCCTATTTTTCACGAAAAGATGAAGGCTTGTTCTGTAAGGAAGGTACAGACAGACCCTGATGTAGCCCCTCACCTTCCTAGCGTTATTAACCGTGACCCTCTGCTTGTTCCTTTTGATTCGACTGGTCGCAAGTTGTATCACTTCATTGCAGAAGAACTAATGAATGAACTAGTAGAAGCAAAGCAATTGTTGGGTGCAAGTTTTTCCATCGCTGCACATTATGGGGAGGGGTATAAGCCTGGTAGTCCTGCAGACTTAATGCGTGGGTCGATAATGTCAAAGATAACCGCTCTGCGAATGGTCTGTGACAGTCCATTGCTTCTTGCAGGTAGTGAGTCTCAATATGCTCAGTATTTAGTAGCGGAAGGTCATGTAAAACTTCAAGGCGCTAAATCTCCCAAATTAGACGTTCTTGTAGACTACGCCAAAGAACATCTAGAGACCGACCCAGATGCAAAGATAGTCGTATTCACTTCTTACCTTGATGCCGTCGCTTTAATCTTTGACAAACTTGGAGGAACAATTTATACAGGAGAAATGAATTCCAAAGAAAAAGAAAGGAGCAAAGAAAAGTTTTTAACTGACCCAGAATGTAGGGTCTTTATTTCATCAGATGCTGGGGGCTATGGAGTAGACCTGCCTAATGCAAACCTTTTAATTAACTATGACCTGCCATGGAATGCTGGTCTGGCGGTTCAAAGAAATGGGCGTATAAAGCGTACGTCAAGCCGTTGGCCTACTATCACCATTCAGGATATACTGATGAAAAACTCAATAGAAGAACGCCAACATGAGATGCTCCAGCAGAAGGGCGCTGTGGCTAACGCCGTACTTGACGGTGCGGGAATCAACTCTCGTGGTGGTGTAGACTTAACAGTAGGAAGTCTTTTGAACTTCCTTATGAAATCGTAGGAGGGGTAATGGCACGCGTAGCAAACCAAGAGCCAAGAGGTGTTGACAAAGACGACACCCTTTCACAGGCACAGCAGTACATTTTTTATAAAAAACAAGTTGAGTACTTTCAACAACAGATGAAAGATTTACGTGAAGACCTCTTCTCCGTAATTGATGACAGCGGTGAAAAGGATGACAAAGGAAACATCATCTTTGAATTGCCAAAAGAAATTGAAGGCTTTACTTCTATGACAAAGCAGCGTCGAGTTACTAGAAAGATTGATGAAGATGTTGCGTTTGAAATTATTGATGAACGCGGTTTACGCGATAAGTTGATAAAGACTGTAGAAGTAATTGATGAGGATGCACTGATGGCATCCCTTTACAGCGATGAACTTACTGAAGAAGAAGTTGACGAAATGTATCCGCAAACTGTTGTGTGGGCATTGGTGATGAACAAACGATGAATTCCTATACATTTGATTGCGGTGGATGCACTACGACTACTCTAACAATCACAACTGATATTGATTTGTCTTCAAAAAAAGAACGGCCAATCTGTCCATGTGGCTCTATTGTCCCAATGTTTTTACGTAAGGAATAACATGCCAGGATTAAGAGGAGAAGACGAGATTTATGAGGCCTTTAAAGACCTCGAATACATTCCTGGTTCAAAGAAGAAGCGTCGTGAACCAGACCCAAAAGTTTCTCGCCGTAAAAGCGGTGAGACTAATGGTTGGGATGAAAACCCAATCGTTAAAACATTAGGAGGCAAAGAAACAGAAGTCTTTACAATCGGTGCACTAGCACAAGCATTGGAAAAGACAATCGTCACTGTTCGTTTATGGGAACGCAAAGGATATATCCCACGTGCCCCGTATCGACTTAGGTCTAAGACTTTAAAAGGTCAAAAGACTGGAGGAAATCGGGTTTATACCCGCAATCTCATAGAGTCTGCAGTTGATGAGTTTTCTAAGCGAAACCTACTTGGCTCTGCTCGTGTAGAGTGGAGCCAACACGAAGACCTTACAGAGGCTTTATTAAAGCGCTGGAAGGAAATCACATCCACCGAGAGCCAATAGGCCTCATTACCTAGAAAGAAACAAATGCCAATTACAAAACCAGCAGTAAACGCTGATTCTTACTTAGATGAAGACAGCGAAACAGCAACACCTAAGGTTGGAACAACTGTGCAACAAGGCTGGGATGCCGTTGATGCACTTCTCAACACAGAGAACTCTGAATATCCAACCGACTTCCGTTTCTCTGAGGAACCACAACTTGTTAAGTTCCTAGAGGATTCACCATTTGCAACTTACGAACAGCACTGGATTGAGCGACCTAAGGGTAAGAAGTCCTTTGTATGTATGGGTGACGAGTGCCCGTTGTGCGAGATTCTTGGGGACAAGCCTCGTGGTAAGTTTGCATTTAACGTACTCGTACTCGCTGGAGAGACAGAGGGACTACAAATCCTTACTGCTCCTCCATCACTGGCTCGTCAGATTAAGAAAGCACATGACGATGAGCGCAAAGGGCCTCTTTCAAAAGAGTTCTGGGAGATTTCTCGACTAGGCACTGGCCCAACGACGCAGTACACCCTCAACTTCGTCCGTGGTCGTGACCTTGCCGAGGAGTGGAAACTTAACCCTGATACGGTTAATGAGTTAGTAGCATCCGCTGAACCTTATACAGCAGAAGTAATTCGAGAGACCCCTCGCTCTGAACTACTAGAGGTTGCTCG